ACTAACCCACTAGGAAATTAAATATGCTATCCATCCTCTCCTCGATTCTCGGCTTCGCTACTGCGGGGCTACCAAACATTCTTTCTTTCTTCCAACAAAAGGGAGATCAAAAACATGAGCGTGAAATGGCTCAATTACAAAATGCCCAAGCATTACTTATGGCAGAAAAGGGTTTTGTAGCTCAAGAAAAGATTGCAGCTATTGAATTAGAAGGCACGTACGCAGAAACGTACGCTCAAGAACGTACAGCTTTATATGACCACGATAAGAAATTAGTAGAAGGCGGTTCTCAAACAGTAAAGAACTGGAATGCTATGGTAAGACCTGTAGTAGCATTTATCTTTGTAGGTGAACTAGTGCTTATTAATTTTCTATCTTTAGCTTGGGCTATGTGGTCAGGTGTTGACTTTGTTGTAGCTTCACAAGAGGTATTTTCTACAGATGAAATGGCTATCGTAGCATCAATCATTGGATTCTATTTTGGTTCAAGAACTTGGGAAAAGAAATAAGTGAAGGTATCAGAACGTGCTATCAAACTTATTAAACATCACGAAGGTGTGCGTAATCGTCCCTACCGTTGCCCTGCAAACCTGTATACTGTGGGCGTTGGTCATCTTATCGGGGACGGCAAATCACTGCCTGAATCTTGGAACAGAACTTTTACGGAAGCTGAAATAGATGGAATTCTTAAATCAGATCTCAGGCGTCTCGAGTTGGGAGTACATAGGATGCTACCTAACGTGCCTCTTAGACAATGCGAATTTGATAGCATTGTATCTTTTTGCTTCAATCTGGGCCTTGGATGCTTTCAAAGATCAACACTCCGTCAAGCGTTGCTTAGGGGCGATAAAAAGGCGGCTATGGAATCGTTAGTGAAATACTGTCGTGCAGGTGGTAAAATACTAC